CCACTGAGACATTTAAAGAAATCGTCTCGAGAGTTGATGAGACGGACGGCCTTCGGTGGGAGATAAGTTTCGTCCTTAATGAAACTTTTCACCGATTTTTGCTTTTTAGACACGCGCGGACCCTGACCGTGTCTCCAGCAATGCAAGAGCTGCGCTTTCCTCTTGGCGTCATAATCGCAACCTTTCAACCAAGTCTCGACCGACAAATCCCTGTCAGGAGAAATAGCATTGAGATGGCGACGACACCAAATACGGACAAAGCTCCGCAAACGGCGTTTCAGAGACCTACACATCTCTGGGGGCTTTTGTCCAAACCGTTTCAAAACGCCGTAAGTCCATGAAACGGTACATCCCGGATCTGGGCGAGGTGGTGTAAAGCCTTGTATGTATATGGGAAGGTTTCGAGACAACACAACACGTTGGGACTCATCGCGATCAGAGTCTCTAATTGTTATGTTGATACTATCCTTACATTCTGGTATTGGAATGTGGGATATCTCATTGATCCTATAGCCTACAAGGCCTAACTCGCCCGATACGGGAATTATTTTACCAGGGGTTCAGAGGACAATCTTCCATGAGGATCCTGCAGAAGGTGCATACTCTGCATGATAAAAACATCATGGAAGATTGGAGAACTCCGTGAGAACGCCAGGTGGGATTCAGGGGACGTGAGCTGAGCCCTAGTCAAAGACAAAAGGCGGTGAAACTTGTCTGCATTTGGGGTAGTAACATTTACCCCATGGTTTGATACAGCCAAGAGCGCAGAATCGGTCAAATAATGGTCTCTCGACCTGGCCAAAACCGCATTTTCCACGGCCCGCTCGGGCGACTCGGATAACTCCGCAAGATTAAAGGAGGCCAAATTGACACAGTGATTAGGAACCACAGTGTCACCTCTTTTTTCGGTCACAAGTACAGAGTACTTAGCATTATAGACCTTCTGCCCCACGAAGTCGTCGGCTTTGTAGTTTGGGAGGCGGGTGTCAAGATCTTGAACCTCCCCAACCACATTGAGAACAAGATCGGCTTTAAAAACCCGAGCCTGCTCCCTAGCTTTTCTGATCCAATCCCCCAGATCAAAAAAGTTGGTGATCACCTCACCAAGGATTCCAGCCGCTCTGCCAATACGCGACCAAACATCCAGTTTTCCCCACTCCTGGGCGGCAAAGGAAAGAGCCACACGCTCCGTTGAATCCTCTGCGGCCCACCTAGAACAGATTCCGACAATTTTCTTGGGGAGCTTTCGCCCAGAACGACGAAGACGACACCAGCGCTGCAACATCACCCAAACAGCCCAAGGGCTGGAAAAAAGGTGCATGTAGGGCTGAGAAGGTATCTTTCCGTGCTCA